CAGCGCAGTCTATAATGGAGAATGGTAAGATGCTTGCTAAAGGCTACCAAAACATTAAAGAAGCTGGCAAAAGCGACGCGCAGCAGTATGCTGACGAGTTTGGGAAGTTTGACCCTCAATTTGCTGCGCAACAAGCAAAAACACCCGACCAAGGCGACTTTACAAAAGGTTTGCAGAACAAGTGGAATGGGCTATTTGGAGGCTCTAATGGCTAGTTTATACGATGAAAAAGTGCTTGGTGCTAAAGATAGAATTGCTTTAGCTCGTAAGTTACAAGAAAAAGGCGATAATATTGCGGCTGGTCAAATGGTTAGCGGATGGTACGTCCCTAATACTGGTGGAGCCGCGCTTGGCGCGTTGCAAAATATCATTGGCGCGTATCAAGAAAGCGGCGCTAGAGAAGATTTGGACAAGGCAGAGCGTGAAAAAACAGCAGCCACTATTAGGGGGTTAAATTCTATGGGGATGGAAGCGCCGCCAGAAATGGCGTTGCAGGCTGGGACGCCAGAGCAAAAACCATCTTGGTGGGATAAAACTTCTGCTTTTGTTACAGGAGGCGACCAACCTCAATCAGTTCCTGCACAGCCTATGGCGCAAAATGTAGCTAAAGGCGTGTCGCCTGAAGATATAGACCGTCAATCGTTAGCAATGTCAGTTGTTAATCCTGAAGTTGGCGCTATGGCGCAAACTATAGGCAATAATCAAGCTAATAGAGAAGCGCGAAGAATAGCCGCTCAAGACACCGCAGACCTTAGACGGTGGATGTTGTCGCAAACTGAGCAAGGTAAAAATACTCGACAAGACAAAAACATTAACTTTCAAGGTGAACAAGGCGATTTAAATCGGCAAAATCGCATGGACATACACATGATTCCTTCACCAAATAGCGGCGGTACGCCTTCATATTCTTCGGTGTCATTGCCGGACGGTTCTGTTGGCGTCATTGACCATCGTACAGGGGAAATCAAGCCTTATGCTTCTGCTGGCGGGGCATTGGGCGGGGAAACTAAATCGTTTACGGATTCAGAAAATGCTTCTTTTGGGCAACTTTATAAAGGGCAACAAGCCGGAATGAACCCTAGAATCCCTGCCAAAACTCAACTTCGTTACCAAGAGTGGCTAGCTAAAAATGGCGGCGATGTTAATGCTATTGTAAGCGGAAGCGCTACCTCTAAAGCTGGCACGTCAGCATTAGGGGCGCAGACTAAACAATTTGAAGCCGCTAAAAACTTTAGTGATACGTTTGATAAAAATGCTCAAATGGCACTTGAATTTAGCGATACCGTTGCGCGGACTAAATCTCCAATAGCTAATCAACTTATTCAGTCATGGCAATCAAGCGGTGTCCAAAACCCTGAATTAAAATCGTTTAAAAACGCTACCGAAACTGCCGTTAATGAGTATGCTAAAATTATGTCCGGCAGCACGGGGTCTTCAGCCGTATCTGTTGCAGCGGCTAAACACGCTCGTGAAATGTTAAGCACTGCCGACAGCCCTGAAACATATAGAAAAGCTATTGAAACTTTACGACGAGAAGCTGATAACAGACTTGAAAGTTTTAAAACAGGCACTGCCGACATTAGCGCTCGACTTGCTAATCCTCAACAACCTGTTCAACAACCTGTTCAACAACCTGTTCAACAACCTGTTCAACAGCCTGTTAGTCAACCCGCAGCGCCTAAACAGCCTGTTATTGTCAATTGGTGATGTAAATGGCTAGAGATATAACGGTAACGTTAGATGACGGTTCTCAAATTCAATATAAAGGCGCACCTGACGACATAACGCCTGATGCGGTAATTGAGCGGGCACAAAAAGAATCTAATCGTTCTGTCACGGCGCTTGATGGCGGCCGCGCTGCGGAAGCGCCTAAAGAAGCGCCGTCAATGCTTAAACGGTTTATGGAGCATCCTGTAGATACTTATGCTCAAGAGGCACAAAATTTAGCTGGAGGCGTTGCAGGAGGGGTAGCAAATACGGCTATTAACGCGGCTAATTTAGTTCAAGCAGTGCCGTCTGACAAAGCAACGGAGTACAAAGCGGCAGTTCAGCAAAAGTTGGCGGATTTAGGCGTTAAGCCTGAAAGCGACGCGTATGGAATTGGTAAATTTGGGGGCGAGGCAGCTGCAACATATCCTATTGGCGGCGCGTTAGGAAGCGTTGCAAAGGTAGCTAAAGCGCCTGAGCGCATTGTTGAAGCGTTAAAATCTGGCGGTTTAAGCACTGGCGAAGCAAAAGGGTTTGCCAAAAATTTACTTACTAAGGCTACCGCAGGGGCAGGCGTTGGCGGACTTACAGGGCAATTAATAGCGCCTGAAGAAGATGGAGGGTTTACTGGAGCTGCGGTAGGTGGCGGCGTAAGCGCAGCGACATCTATTATCAACCCTGCCGCTAAACTAGGGTATCGAATTGTCGAGCCAGTGTTTGAGCGCGGGCGTGAAGCCATGGCAAGTAGAAAAATGCGTGATATTGCAGGTGGCGCGGAAAATATACCCGGCATGGTTGAGCAATTACGAAGCGGAGGTCTTACCCCCGAACAATTAGCGGTAAAAATGGATTCTCCTGAATTGGCGGGGTCTATTAAAACGTCTGAAGAACAATTCCCTAAAGAGTGGGGCGTTAAACGTGCTGCTGAAGCTGAAGCGTTGGCGTCAAAAGTAAATCAAGCGCAAAGCTCGCTTAACGCTATTCATCAAGGTGAAATGCCTGTTAGTGGAGTTAGCGTTAACGCGCCATATCAGAACGTGCGAGATGCACAAATTGCACAAAAAGGCGCTCTTGAAGACGCTAAAGCGACGCGTACAGCAGAGCTATTACGGCAGGCAGAAACACAGCAAGGGGTAATACAGCAGCAAAAACAAGCGTTAGAAGGAAGCGTTGCACAACCTGCGCAACGTCCGCTTGGCGAAGCTATTATAGGGCGCAAAGAAGCGCTTGAAAGCCAAGCTAAAGCGGCGGTAAGCCCGCTATATCAACAGGCTTACGATTTAGCGCCTGCCCCTTTTAGCTTTCAACCTTTACTTGATAAAGCAGAAAAGATTAAAAATAAAGTTTCTACTGCTATTGACCCTAAAATTGCACCTAAAGTTCACGAAGCCTTAGACGTGTTTAAAGCTAAAGAGAGTGAAGCGCCGATACTATTAGACGCTAAAGGTAGGCCAATGAAGCCCGTATCGGCGGATTTACCTTATGGTGGAACGCTACAAGATATTCATGCTTTACGGTCTGCCGTGTTAGAAGATATTAGAAGTATCGAAGGAAATTCTGACACTAGCGCTAATCTGACACGCGCTAATTTATATAAGTTAAAAGAAGGTATTGACGCGTCTATAGCTCAACACGCGCCAGAAGAAGCGAAAGCTATGTTTAATAAAGCCAATGAGCTTTATAGAACAACAGTGGCGCAGCCGTATCGTGAAGGTATGGTAGATAAGCTAACGCGTGAGAATACACTTGCTCGACCTCAAATTAACCCTTCTGAGGTAGCCGATAAGTTTCTTCACCCTGACCATGCAACTGACTATATGCGGGCGTTTGGTAACGACCCAGAAGCAATGCAAGCGATTAAAACCGGCGTTGAAGGTAAGTTTAACAATGAAGTTGTGCAGGGAGGTAAATCACCTGAAAAATTTTTAAAAGATAATCGTGAAGCGTTGGCAACGTTAGATTCTACGGGTCTTGGTATTCAAAATAGACTTGTTGAAATTATGCGCGGCATGAAACAGGTTGAAGGAAGTCAAGCTGCGCTTGGCGAACAAGTTAAAGCAATCCCTAAAGTAGTAGATGAATCGGTTGCAAACCAACAGCGCATTATTGGCAAATCAACCAAAGATTTAAGTGGCGCAACTGATGCGGAAAATTTAGCTAAAGTAGCGGTTAACGCTGACGCTCGCGTAATGGGGCGCATACTGCACAAGCTGACGCCTGAAGCAAAGCCTGAATTGGCAAAGCAAATCATTAGTAATGCGTTTGAACCTATCACAGCAGGCGTTGAAAATGCAGGTGCTAAGACAGCTAAAGCACTAGATAACTCGCGTATCGCGGTAGCACTAAAAGCGACTTACGGTAAAGAAGAAGGCGCAGCTAAATTGGCTGACTTTAAGGAAACCGCGCACGTTCAATCAATGATTGAAAAAGTTAAAAAAGAAGCACCTGCGCACCCATACGACACCGCGCAAGCGTTAGACAACTTGACTGCGGATAAACCTCAAGTTAAACGTGCAGTAGAGGACATATTGGCTACGCTTAATGACCAGCGGAAATTTGCTGAATTGGCATCTAGCGGACGTAAAGCAAAAGAAGGAACAATTAAAATGGCGTCTGAAGCTACGCCGACGTTACCTTTCTCGTTAACTGAAGGCTTTTCGTTAGTTAAATGGATTCACACTTCTTTATTAAAATCAGCAGACGCTAAACTTGCAGATAAAATTTCTAAAGAATTGATGTCGTCAGAAGCGTTTGCTACTGCGCTAGAACGCGCTCAAAAAGCTGAGGAATACGCAATTCCCTCTGCCGCTATAGAATATGGTAGAATTCTTCCACGCACTGCTGCTGGCGCAGTCACCTTAATAACAGGAGAAAAATAATGGCTTTTAATGGCTCTGGGACATATAACCTGCCTGCTGGCAACCCCGTTGTTACCGGCACAACGATTTCATCATCAACAACTAACACAACCAACAGTGACATTGCAACGGCGTTGACAAACTGTATCACGCGTGACGGTCAGTCTACGCCGTCAGCTAACTTGCCAATGAACGCTAAAAAACTCACAGGACTTGCCGCTGGCACGTCTGCGGGGGACAGTGTACGCTATGAACAGGTGGTGCTTTCTGCTTCATTAGGCACAAACGTAGCGACGTTTCTTGCAACACCCTCAAGTGCAAATTTAGCGGCTGCATTAACTGACGAAACAGGAAGCGGTGCAGCGGTATTTGCTACCTCCCCCACTCTTGTAACTCCCGTGCTTGGCACACCTTCTAGCGGTACGCTAACAAACTGTACGGGTCTTCCTGTATCAACAGGCGTTACAGGTTTTGGAACAAACGTAGCGGCGTTTCTTGCAACGCCGTCCAGCGCTAACTTAGCGGCTGCGTTAACGGATGAAACAGGAAGTGGTGCAGCAGTATTTGCAAATTCACCTTCGCTTATTACGCCTGCGCTTGGTACACCTTCTAGCGGTACGCTAACAAACTGTACGGGTCTTCCTGTATCAACAGGCGTTACAGGTACGCTTCCAGTAAATAATGGGGGAACTGGCGCAACAACTTTAACTGCTAATAGTGTTTTGTTAGGTAACGGTACAAGCGCTTTGCAAGTTGTTGCTCCGGGGGCTTCTGGTAATGTACTAACTTCTAATGGCACTACATGGTCTTCTAGCACGCCAGCAGGAGGCGGAGGGTGGGTATACTTATCTACTGTTACTGCGGCAGGCGCGGCTACAGCGGATATAGAAACAACATTTGATTCTACTTACGATATGTATGCACTTACGGTTGTTAATTGCTACGGAACTACGGCATCATCGTTATTTATGAGAATAAAAATAGGGGGTACATATACCGGCTCAGGCGAATATAACTACTCTTATACCTACTCATATAGCACTCCTAATACAACAGGGGCGCAAAATGACAACTATATACAATTATGTGCTAGTGGGGCGGCCACCTCTGGATATGCGCAAAGTTTTACTATATATATTCCTACGCCTGCTTCTACAACAACGCGTAAAGCTGTGTATTTTATGGGCACTGACCCAGCTAATAATCAACAAGCCTGCGGGGTTGGAGCTAGAAACAACACTGGTGCTTTAACGGGCATTAGATTATTTAGGTCTATTGGCGATATAACAGGTACTTTTAGACTTTATGGCATTAAAAACAGTTAAGGTGATTAAAATGGCAAGATTTCACGCAACAGCAGAAGGTAACATTCCTTTTACAGCGGAAGAAGAATTAGAATGGGATGCTCAAGAAACAACAATCGCTCAAGAATTACCTAAAACAGAAATTAAAGCAAAGATTGCAGCGCTAGAAGCGTCAATCACACCGCGCAGACAACGCGAAGCCATCCTCAATATCGACACCACATGGCTTGCAGACGTTGAGCTTCAAATTGGTCAACTCAGACAACAACTGGCAGCACTATAATGGAGCATTTTATCTCTTTATTATTCCTTGCAAGGGACGTTGCGCACCGTGAACATCTACGCACTAGAAGTTTTGCCGCGCACATGGCGCTTAACGACTTCTACCATGAGATTATCGAGCAGGCGGACGGCATTACAGAGGCGTATCAGGGCAGCTATCAGCTCTTAAAAGATTTAGAAATTATCGGTAGTAAAAACGTCGATAATATTGAAGATTTCTTAAAGAAACAAGTGACATGGATTGACGAAAACCGCTATAAAGTCTGCGGTAAAGATGACACGCCACTTCAAAACCTAATTGATGGGATTATGGAAACCTATTTTACCGTTCTTTATAAACTTAGATTCTTGAAGTGAGGTCGAGATGCCCGACGAAGCCTGCCGTTTAGCTAAAGTAGAACAACGCATTGATGCGCTAGAAGAAGTGTTTGATGACAGAGGAAGAAAGCTAGACGCTATCATAGCCGCGCTTGACGAGATGAAAACCGAGCAAACGCGCTACAAAGGCTTTATCGGCGGTATCGTATTTACCATTGGAGCGATATTTTCTTTTATTGCTTGGTGGACGAGTAAATAATGGAATTCTTACAGTTTGCTTCGGACGTAGGATTCCCTATCGCGGCGGCGACTGGCGGAATGTATTTTGTCTACCTGACGCAGAAATTCTTGCTCGATAGTGTGCTTGAGAAGATTAAAAGCCTAATAGGCATCATCAAGCAACTTGATAAGCGCGTTACCGCTATGTCATGTGACATCACCAAAATTGATGATTTGGCGTCAACGGCGCTTAACATACCGCAAGAAAAAGACAGACCAAGACCACCTCCTGTTGAGAGGAAAGATTAATGGACGCCGATGCAATCGCTAAATATATTAACCAGTATGGATTCCCAATTATCGCCGCTGGCGGCATGGGTTATATTGTCTATTTTGTATGGCTTTGGGCAACCACCGTCGTAAAGCCTATCCTGCAAGAAGCCACAGACGCGCTAATTGAGCTAATCGACCAAGTGCGGGTGCTGGATAATGACATGATAAGACTGACGCAAAAACTGACCACTATTCTATTGCTACGGGAAAAGAAATGAAGATAGGTGAAAAAGGGTTAGCCCTAATTAAAGAATTTGAAGGTTGTAAGCTATTGTCATATAAATGCCCTGCGGGCGTGTGGACGATTGGCATAGGTTCAACTCGCTACGCTGATGGAACACCTGTGAAAGTCAATCAGGCGCTACCAACCGAAGCAGCGGCTTTGCATTTGCTTGCGCAAACGCTTGCCCCATACGAACACGCTGTAAACGCGGTTAAGGTCGAGCTAACGCAAAATGAGTTTGATGCGCTGGTATGCTTTTGCTATAACATTGGCACGGGCAACTTTGTTTCGTCAACGCTTGTTAAGATGCTAAAAGCCGATGAACCTAAGTCTGAAATAGCGGCGCAGTTTCTGCGCTGGAACAAGGCTGGCGGTAAAGTATTAGCCGGTCTTACTCGACGCAGAAATGCAGAAGCGGAGTTGTTTTTAAGCGAGTAAATCATCACGTTCACGATTAGCGCGAAGGATGCAGTAGCGCTGATGCAATCGCACTAAGATAGAGCGTCTACGTTTACCGTGACGCTCTGACTCAATCATCACCTGTAATTCACCTTCTGTGTAATTATTCAAATTAAAAAAGATGTCGCGCCATGTTAAGTTGTTCATTTTAGCTCCTCTAAGGCAATATCTGAAATTGCGCGTTTGTCATGTAGACTTGCAAATATGCGCTCGTCTACGGTTTTATCTGTTAGCAGTACATAGCAATATACGGCGTTCTTTTGCCCACTACGGTGCAATCGTCCAATGGTCTGCTCATATCTATCAAGTGACCAAGGAAGCGACAGGAACACCATTTTACTGCCGCCAAATTGAAGGTTAAGTCCATGCCCCGCTGACTTAGGGTGGACGAGTAGTAATTCTACTCGCCCTGCGTTCCACGATGAGATAACACCTTGCTGGTCAATTGTCCGCGCATTAGGGTATCGGCGTTTAAGTTCTTCAAGCTCTGCTTGAAAGTTGTACACAATAATCGTATTGGCGTGTTGGTTCTCCTCAAGTATTTCGTCTAGTCGGTCAAACTTGTGGCGCGAAAACCATGCGGCGGGTTGCCCTTCAATATACGAAAACCCGCTGGCCATTTGTTGCAGTTTGTTTACCACCACAGCGGCGTTAACCGCTATGATTTCTTTTTCTTCGTAATACACTACAAAGTCTTTTTTCATCTCTTTGTACTGCTTCATGTCCATCGCGCATTTGACCGGCACAACGTTAAGCGGGGGTAAAGTATCCATATACTCTTGCGTGTCGATAAGATACGTTGCAGGCTTAATTTCCGACATCACATCACGCAGTGAAGTAGACTTAGCTACCCATTCGCCAAAATCTTTATTGAGCAACACAAAATACTTTTGAAGAAACGCGGTCTTGGATTTTCCAAGAAGCGACGCGTCTACTATCTTGCATTGCCCAAACACGTCCTCAAGTCCGTTGCTGGTAAACGAGCCGGTAAGCCCCCACTTAACTTTAAAGTCTTTGATTAACCCAAATAGCGCTTTAAAACGTTTGCCTGACGGATTCTTTAAAACAGTCAACTCGTCAAACACAATACCGTCAAAGCCTACCAGCGGAGGCGTTGTTTGCAGCGTATCGTAATTAGTCACCACTACCTGCGTTGGTTTGTTGAACGCTATTAACCGCTGCGCGTAAGAGCCAACGGCGATAGATACTGTCAGATTTGGCGCCCACTTGGCCGGCTCTATCGTCCACACGTCCGTGCAGACACGCTTTGGCGCTATCACTAAGAACCGGCGTACTCTCCCCGTGTCGAGCGCTTGCTGCATGGCGGTTAGCGTTATCGCTGTTTTGCCTGCCCCCACTGGGGCGAGAATCATGCCCTTGTCTATTTGGCTCAAAAAGGCAACAGCTTCTATCTGATTGGGTCTTAGCATTGATAAATTTCCATCTTAAATACGCCGTTTGTGGGTGGTCTGCCATCATTGGAATGGTGCAGCAGGGGGTATAGCATATCCATACCCCATTCATCGTTTTGAGCTTTGGCTTCATCTATCCCGCCAAGGTAGCACAAAGTCGCTAACCTTTAGGGGGATAAACGGTACCGTATCTAGCCATTTAAGCAAATTCATGTAGTTTTCCATATCTTCGCCACGAAGGCCTTTAATGGTCGGGTCTTGGTCAACAGGGCCACTTTTAAACGCATACATTAGAAATTCTCCAATTTGATTAGTCTGTCTAAATACCATCTTGCTTTGCGTAAATCTTCAACACCGCCTTTTTCTCTAAAGCGCCATTGATACTTAAAAACATTACCGCGCAGATACCCACGAAATTCATCTTGCGTAAGCATTGCTTCCATCGCGTCAATGCACTGCATCTTGTCGCCTTGATAATGCGCTGGCGCGTTTACACTATCGCTCTCATGTACACTGTCACCTCTTAACATAGCGTCATCTCCCAACGTTTAGGCACTAAATAGTGCGTTCTTAGAAATTCCATAAAATGCTCATTACGTCGCCTGCCCATTGGGCGTTTAGGTTTGCTTCTGGTTTCTTCGTCACGTTGTTTTTTAGCCATCAATTTAGCGCAGTTTGCTTCTAATAAACTTTTACGAAAATACGCGCGAGAGTATCCATTTTCTATTCGACGAATAAACGGTTCTCCGCGCATGAGCGCAGACACGCTAGGGTAGCGCAAATCGTTTTCGTCGCAAAAGTCAATCATGGTCATTTCATCTTCGCCTGCTTTAATAACCTTGATGTTATTAATGCTTAGGTTGCACGGGTTGCCGTCTAAATACTCTACCGCGTCAGTATGTTCGGGATACCATCCATAAGCTAAAAACACGGCAATTTTCCACGCTAGAAAGTAGGAGTGCATACCGCTTTTCTTGACGTTAATGGTGGCGTTTTTGTTTTTCCAACTAAGCGCGGCAGGTGTGTTCGCACCGCCTTTGTAAAAGTGACCTGTTGTGCTGTTGTATCGTATCGCGCTTCTTATAATCTCTAAATCTTTATCTTTCATTTCCACTTACCACGTCAAAAAATCGTAATCTGTCGTTCATTGATAGGTTGTTTAGTGCTTTGTATAGCTTGCGCGTTTCGCCGTTGTGCTGACGTACCAAGCGCCGGCATCTAGCACGAAAGCGTTGCTCGTTAAGCTCGTTAATTAAGCCAAGCGTAAACACTTCGCTAGTAAATCTGTCTTTTAAAAAAGGGCTAAGCCCTATAAATATTTGTGAAATGTTCATCTTTGGTGCCGTATATCGTTAAAAATGGGTCTTCGTTCTTTGCAGCGGTCACACTCGCGGTAACCAAGGCTATTATATATGCGCCAATGGTCATGTTTACAGTCAACCGTTGTTGGCGCAGGTGTCACTGGTGATACGGGTTTTACTAATGACATAGCCATAACCCCGTTAAAAATAGTACGCCAATGTAAAACATGAGCGCTGCAAAGTCATCAATTTGCATTACCCTTCCTCCAGTGCGCGAAGCATTAACTTCAATTGCTCGATTTCTTTAAGGAGTTGAAGTTTAATTTTCTTCAACTCTTTTTTGTTTTTCTGCGCCATTGTCAGGCGCTTATATAATTCTTCTTTACTCATTTTGCTACCATCTCCCCACGGATGTTACGTTCCATTTCGTACACTGAATAGATGCGCCCATCGTGAATAATAAATTCGCCGATGGTCGTTTTGGTAATTTCGTAATAATGTCTGTGTGTTGCGTAAATTGTTAACGTTGACGCAACAGCGCCGATTAGAAACGCGCCAATGGCTATGTATAAAAGTTCATCTTTCATTTTTTCTTTCCTTTGATTAGCGCTTTAATTTCATCTAAATCGGTAACGCGCCACAAGAATGAGGGTGCGCCTGCTTCGGAGAAACGTTTACTGCCGATTGGGAACACGCCTGACCGGCGAATATGGTAATCCATGCCAGAGCGACTGATTTTATATTGCTCACAGTATTTTTTTATCGTTGTTTCAGTCATTGTCTGCCCCATTTACAGGCTTTTCAATTGATACCAAATCTTTTCGCCCAAGCATCAAATTATCTTCAGTTACCCAAAATAAAGCTACTTTTGCTATTGCAGTGTTTTCTGGGGCTTCAGCCCAATCTATACTCAAAGGCTCACGTTTTAAAGCACGCTCTGCCGCTGCATACCCCCGTTGATACATTTCGCGTGCCGTCTGCGGTGGTTGTTTTTCGTTCCATTTATGGAGCATTTCCAACATAGAACATGGCCATTCAACATTTACTTCTTCTTCAATAATTAAAAGTATTTCTTTAAGTTGTTCTTTTGTTAATAAACTCATTGTACTGTCCCCGTTGCACTAGCATTGCAAATTGCGCCAATAATGCGCGTCGGGCGTTTAAATAATTGATATGCGCCTACTGCAAAGTTATATTCTTCCTTTGCGTTGTTGCACGCTTGCATTGTGTCGTATGGTATTGCAACGCTTGTGTACGCGATTACCTCATGCGTGGTTGTTTTGCCGCGCTTGTCGATGTTGGTATCGACAGTAAGGAAGCTCAAAGTAAGTAGTAAAGTTGCGCTCATTTTAAAACCCTCCTAAAAGTCTTGCCCAGTCTTGGCGTTCACGTTCTTGGTAAGTGTTATACGCAACCATCACTGCATTGGGTTTACCTGAGCCGTCATCGCCTCCTATTACATAAGAAACACCTTTTAAGTCTTTTGGTAAATTTTGACTTAGCCCGTTTTGGTAATGTGGAAGTTGATTTTTCATCTCATCACCTGCTTCATAATTTTGCGTAAACGTGTAATTTCAGTTAGCGCATTGAGATGCAAGCGCGTCATAACTAAGAAACAAAATAGCATAATAAGGTATGCTAGATTTGATTCATCAAGGTAGTGTAAAAATTCAATCATTATTTTCTCTCCAGTTGTTAATGTCTTCTTTGCTCCAAAGACAAGCGTACTTTTGATTAAGTTTGCCCATGTCTGATGCAAAAACTTTTTGCAGTGCTGACAGCTTGCCACCTGCGGTTTTAAGCTCAATAAACCATGTACTGCCATTAGGTAAACACACGATTCTATCTGCCACTCCCCGACGAGCAGGGGAGGTGAACTTATACGATTTGCCGTCCATTTCTTTGACGGCTTTTAATAAATATTTTTCGATGTCTTTTTCTAACATGGCTAAAGTTTATCATTGCAAACTTTTCTTTGCAAACTTTTTTTGATATACTGCAATCTCATTAAACAATTAGAGGTAAGTTATGAGCATATCAATTGATTTTATGTCTACACCAGAGATGCTTAGATTCAGAGAGAAGCATAAAATAAGTAAAGAGAACCGTGAAATAAAAGGAAATGTAATGAATAAAGAACAAGCATTGCGAATACTTAAAATGCTGTCCAGTTTAGAAGTTGTTGTTTTTCAAAATAACGCAAACGTACCAGACCATGTAATTGACGAACTGATTGATGTAGTTGATATGTTAACTGATATTGTATTGGAGAAACAAAATGCCCCTAACTAAATGCGGTAAGTTTTATTACTACGGCAGGAAGTCACGAGTGAAGATGATGGACGAACTAAACCAGCGGTACGACATAGATAAAGACCATGTAAGAAATTATTTAAAACACTTTTGGGGAAAAACAAATGACCGCAGAGCAATATGTAAAACATCAACAAGGGTTATTGCGCCAATTAGCGTGGCTAATCAATGCCGCTAGAATTGGTGAATTACATACTTTAAAAGTAAAGGAAACAAAATGAGCCATTCAAATATTGCCGGCGGTAGCACCGCTAAACGAGTTATTGCGTGTCCTGCCAGTGTTAAACTGGTGCAACAAATGCCACCTAAACCATCATCATCGTATGCCGATGAAGGGACGCTTTGCCACCTTGCAATGGAAAAACTGCTCACTGAGGATAACTTTAACATTTACAGTTTGTCGTATGCGGGCATTGATATGACGACTGAGTTGGCAAAAGAAAAGATTGAACCGGCGCTGGCGGCGCTTGATGAACTTGACCCTTCTAAATCGATGGAGTTTACCGTTGAAGCTAATGTAAGCTACGGTGATTTCTTGCCTGACGTGTTTGGTAGCGTTGACCTTATCGGTAGACTTGGGGACCGCGCTGTTATCCTAGATTGGAAATTTGGCAGTGGCGTTAGCGTGGAAGTAGAAGAAAACGAGCAGCTCATGTTCTACGCCGCCGCCGCTATGCGCACAAAAGGGCTAGAATGGGTGTTTGATGGCGCGGCGTCTATTGAGCTTGTGATTGTTCAGCCCCCGTCCGTTAAGCGCTGGAAAACTAATGCTAAACGCATTCGTGAGTTTGAGAAAACGCTCAAGAAAGCTATCGATTTGTCTGAAACACCTGATGCACCGTTAGCCAGTGGCAAACACTGCAAGTGGTGCGCGGCTAAACCAACTTGTCCGTTAATGACAGGTGAGGTAGATAGGGCGCTTAAAGCAACGCTAGATAATATTGATGCAGAATCTATTGCAAACTATTTACAACAAGCTGAAATTCTGGAACAATGGATTACCGATTTGAGAGCATTAGCGTTTCAAATGCTTGAAGCGGGCAAACCTGTCCCAAACTACAAACTTGTTGCAAAGCGGGGAACAAGAAAATGGACTAATGAGGCGCAAGCAGTCGAATCGCTTTTGGCTCTTGGTCTGACAAATGATGACATCTACGATTCCAAATTGGTTTCGCCGGCGCAAGCAGAGAAGAAATTAAAGGCTCTGAAACTGCCCATGCCGGATGATGTTGTCGCAGTGGTATCTTCTGGCAGTACAATGGCGCACGAATCTGACCCGCGCCCTACTGTCTTATTAATCGGGCAACAATTAACAAACGCCCTCAATAAACTTTAAAGGTAATCTAAAATGAACAACGTATCTGTATTTGGCAACGCCAACCTTCCAGCCGTTAACAGCATCTCTACTGCACTTCGTAACATTCAGACTGACACCAACAGCGCAGGTGGCGTGACTATCCTTAAAATGGACAGAACAGGTCACTGGGTATATGGCGCGTCTGAAACTGAAGTGGACAACGATAGCGTGTGGGCAGTTAACCCTTTTAGTTTCACGCACGGTTTTATTGCATGGGGTGAAGGTGAAGTGTTAGGTGAGAAAATGGTTAGCGTGACTGAGCCATTGCCACAAGTTGAGCCTGCGCCTGCCGCCGCTAAACGCGGTTGGGAAACGCAAGTGGGATTTTCCCTCAAATGTATCGATGGTGAAGACAAAGGTGAAGAAGTACGCTACACAGTCACCAGCGTGGGCGGTAAACGCGCCGTGCAAACACTAGCCGTAAACATTGCCAACCAAGTAGAAACAGACCAAACTAAACCTGTTGCTGTTGTATCTCTTGGTAAAGAACACTATCAGCACAAAGCCTACGGGCGTATCTACACGCCGATGTTTGACATTGTGCAGTGGATTAGCCTTGACGGCGAACCTTCAGAAGACACACCTCAAGAAGTCATCGAAGATGACGCGCCTGCCACCCGCCGCAGACGCGCATAACCGATAAGGAGAAGGGCGGCTAAAAAGCCGCCTTTTTTTATGCCTATACTTTATATCGATTTCGAAACAAAAAGCGAATGTGACTTGCCTAAACATGGCGTTTACAATTACGCGCAAGATTTGACCACTGACGTGCTGTGTATGTGCTACGCCTTTGATGATGAAGACGTGCAAACATGGACGCCTGATATGCCATTTCCTGACAACGTTCGCAACTTCACGGGTCAGATACGGGCGCATAACGCCGCGTTTGAGCGTTTAATATTCTGGTACGTTCTACAGATAGATTTTAAGTTGGAGCAGTTTTACTGCACGGCTGTGCAAGCACGAGCAAATTGCCTTCCGGGCAGTCTTGAAGATGTTGGTCGTGCTATCTCTAGCGAGATGCGCAAAGACCATCGTGGCAAGATGCTGGTCAAGCAGTGCTGTACTCCTCCTTTCAACACCAAGCTGTTGCCTGAGCTTATTGAGTATTGTCGTCAAGACGTGAGAACCATGCGAGCCGTGTCTACTGCACTGCGTCAGTTGACAGATAGTGAGCTACTAGACTATCACGTCAACGAGCGCATTAACGACGCGGGCGTTCTTGTGGACGTTGACTTGTGCCGCGCCGCGATGCGTTATGCCAGTGTTGAGCTTGAGGAAATCCAATCTCGCGTCGTGGAGCTAACTGACGGAGCAATTAAGTCTGTTCGTTCACCGAAGATGCGTGAGTGGGTGCTTGAGCGTGTTGGTGAGTCTGCACGAGCGCTGATGTGGAACGGTGAGAAGTATTCCATTGACAAAAGCGTTCGCGCTAATTTGCTATTGATGGACAACCTTGAGGAAATTCCACCGCACGTTGCGGAGGTTATTCAGTGCGCTGATGATTTGTGGGCGTCGTCTGTGGCGAAGTTTAGTCGTTTGCTTTCTCTTGCAGATTTTGAAGACCATCGTGTGCGTGGCGCGTTTGTGTTCAATGGTGGCAGTGCGACTGGCCGAGCGTCGTCGTACGGTGCGCAGGTGCATAACTTCACGCGTAAATGCGCTAAAGAGCCACAACGGGTGCGTGATGATATGGTCGTTGGGCGTGACATTGTTCCGGTGCATGGCAAGCGTGTTACTGACGTTTTAAAGGGTATGCTTCGCCCTGCGCTGATGCCTGCCGTCGGTAATGTTTTCGTGGTAGCAGATTGGGCAGGTATTGAAGCGCGTGTGACGCCTTGGGCGAGTTTGCAGCATGGCAGTGAAGATGTGCTTAACGTGTTTCGCAGTGGCGAGGACATTTACGTCCGTGCCGCTGCTGGTATCTTTAATCGTCCAATGGATATGATAACGCCTGACCAACGTCAGATTGGTAAAGTCGCTATTCTGTCGTGCGGCTATATGGGTGGCGCGGGCGCGTTTGGCGCGATGGGTAAAGCCTACGGCATTTCACTGCCTGAAGCTGAAGCTAAACGTACCGTTGACGCGTGGCGTCGCAGTAACTCATGGGCGGTGCAGTATTGGGGTGAGCTTGAGCGGGCATATATGTGCGCCATGCGCCATAAGGGGCGTGAGTTTACCGCTGGTCGCGTGACGTATCTGTTTGACGGTGTGAATTTGTGGTACGCCCTGCCGTCTGGTCGGGTGCTGTGTTATCCGTCAGCATATATTGAAGACGGGTCGGTATCTTACGCTAAGGCGGCGTGGAAACCCGCTGCTGATGCAGTCGAATGGCCGCGAGCTAGGCTATGGGCTGGACTTGCTTGTGAGAATATTACACAGGCGATTGCAAATGATTTACTTCGTGACGCTTTGCGTCGAATCGAGCATAATGTCGTGCTTCATGTTCACGACGAGATTGTGCTAGAAGTGAAAAAAGAAGACGCGGCGACAGCCGCGCAAGACTTGGAAACCGTGATGTGTAGCGCCCCTGCGTGGGCAGAAGGATTACCCTTAGCGGTTGGTGTATCAACATTAGAGAGATATGGAAAATGAATTTTATCACTTACTTGGAACGTATCGCGCCTGAAGGCGAAAGTATCCTTTTGGTCAAACAAATTGCTAAAGATAACGGTCAGTTTGCATGGCCTGCTTATCTTCCTTCTCGATACGATAACAAAGGCGCGTGGTATGGCAATACCGCGTCGTTTATCACGTCACGTTTTAAAGATGGTAAACCGTCTGCGAGTGCAGGCAACTGCGAGTACGTTGCTTTCCTCGTGCTTGACGACATTGGCACCAAGAGTTTGCGTCCTCCTATCGAGCCGACATGGATAATGGAAACCTCACCGCAGAATTATCAATGGGGCTACACTTTCGCGCTTGATGATATGCCAACTAAGGGCGAGTTTAGCGCGGCTATTAAGGCAATCGCTGACGCTGGCTATACTGACAGTGGCGCGATTAACCCCGTGCGTAATTTTCGCCTTCCTGCGTCAGTCAATTTGAAGCCTGACCGTGCGTCGTTCAAATCTATTCTCGTGGAGTTTCACCCTGAGCGTGAGTTTACGCTTGACCAAATTTGCTCGGCGCTTGATGTTCACCCGTCTGACGCTGACACGGCGACAGTGCGCCCGATTGCTATCATCGACACAGGCAACGACGATGTGCTGGAGTGGTTGTCTTCTCGTGGCGATATTTTAGAGTCTGCTAACGCTGAGGGGTGGGTGGGCGTTGTTTGCCCTAACCACGCTGAGCATACTGACGGTCAGTTGATGGGCAGATACCATCCGCTTAACCGCGCGTACTGTTGCTTTCATGGGCATTGCTCGTTGTGGGACAGCCGTGCTTACCTCGCATGGGTAGCTGAGATGGGTGGACCTAAGCACTCACATGGTCTTCGTGAGGAAATACTCGCGGAGGTCATGCACACAGCGATTGGCAAACTTGAGCCGTCTGATATGTTCAGCACCGACGCGGCGGCTATCATTGCAGAAGTTGAGCAGAAGGAAATCGCGCGGCTTGAAAAGGCGGAGTGGTATCAACGCTTTGCTTACGTCATGTCAGACGATTCCTACTTTGATTTGCAAAACCGTCGTGAATTCTCACGTCAGACGTTCAACGCCGTGTTTCGTCATGTGTCGTGCAAAAGTATTCACTCCGACCGCAAGATAGAAGCCGCCATGAGCTTTGATGAAAACCGTCAGGTGATGGGCGCTAGAGTGCTGGCAGGTATCACCTTTGCTGCGGGTGACTCGGTGATTGCTACGCGTGACGGTGAATTGTATGGCAACCGATGGCGTGACGCCCGTCCAGATTCATCTCGTGGCGGAAATTTGGGCGGGAATATATCCTTGTGGCTTGACCACTGTAAATCGCTTGTTCCAGACGAGCGTGAGCTTAACCATATATGGGATTACATGGCGTTCAAGGTGCAGAACCCGCGCGTTAAGATTAACCACGCTATTCTTCACGCCGGCGGTCAAGGTATTGGTAAGGATACGATGTATGCCCCATTCATTTACGCCGTGTGCGGCCCTCATTTGCGCAATTACTCGCTCATGTCTACTGACACCATTCAATCTGCGTGGGGGTATCATTTAGAAGCAGAGGTTATTGTTATTAATGAGCTTAAAGAAGCCGACAGCGCCGCCCGTCGGATGCTTGCCAACAAACTTAAGCCTGTTATCGCCGCGCCACCTGAGATGCTATCCGTTAACCGTAAAGGCCTTGCCCCCTACAATCTCGTGAACCGTCTTGCTGTGCTTGCGTTTTCGAATGACCGTGTACCGTTGTCACTTGAATCGGGAGACCGTCGTTGGTTTGCTACTTGGAGTACGGCGGAGCGTCTTGCGCCGCAATCAGCTACCGCTATATGGAAATGGTTTAACGACGGCGGTGGTTATGACCTTATCGCTAACTGGTTGTTCTTGCGTGATGTGTCTGCGTTCAACCCTGCTGCGCCTGCGCCTATGACAGACTTTAAAATGTCACTTGTGCAGAATAGTCTGTCCGCTGTTGAGTCGTCGCTGCTTGACATGATTACGCTGCGTATGGGTGAGTTTGCATCCGGTGTGATTGCCTCCCCCTTTCAAGCCATTTGTGAGCGTGCCGCTATGTCGTTTGGCAGTAAACAATTTCCACCTGCTGCTTTGTTTCATGCACTTGAAGAAGCTGGGTGGGCTGATAAGGGAATGTGCAATTCGCGCTCGTCTAATACTAAGAAGCACGTCTTCTGCGCGCCTGAGTTTGCACACATGAGCAAGTCTGCGCTGCGTGATATGGCAGAGCAAAAACCTGTTGCAAAAGTTGTAGCGATTAAGTAGACTACCTTTAACAATTCTCTCTAATTGTTAGTTCATGTGTTCCTCAATTATCGGCTCGGGTAATTGGGGAATTTTTTAGCTATGAATAAAACGCCTTGAAAGATAGCAGAGTCCTTACTATAACCTCTAAGCGCTTAGAGTTATAGTATAATGCGCGAAAGCGGGGAAACCTCGGTAAAGCCAACAATTGCAAATCGATGTGTAATTGTTTGGAAGAAGTAACGGGCGTTTTATTGATAGTTAATGCGTAGGCTGATACGCAGCATCAACACCGGCAATTATCATTTTCAAGAATTCAGAAAAAATTTTGTCATTTGGTTTCGTGGCAAAATTTTGCAAATCGTTTCGTGGCAAAAATTGAGCGTTCATTAGATTTGAAATCCTGAGCATCCCCAGATTTGAAATTCCTATCCTTCATATATGCGCGTTTCATCAAGTTCACGCGTGATTTTACGCCCGCGCCTGGCATTGTATAGGGCGTTTTTATAGCCTTTATCGGCTTGCTGCAAGCTGATTGAATGTTAGGCAATACTAGGGTATTGCTAAGCTATTTATAGCAGTCTATATGCTATTAACACGCGTTAAATGATAGGCAATAAAAAAAGGCCTGTTAAGGCCTTGATATTGTTTGATGCAATAAAAAAGGGCGGTTGTTAGCCGCCCCTTGTTTAGCTTTCCAGTAATACCGCCAGGACCGCGAATTTTACTAGAATCAAAAATATTATTATCATCTTTCAACCCCAAAAAATTGAAGTATTGAAAATTGTACATCTCTAATACCGTTTAAATCATCACTACATAAATTAAAGTCTTCAGAAAACAGCGTCTCATTTAAATCGTCATAATACCACTCACAATTTAGACAATTTTCTAATTGTAAGCTTAATTTTAACGCAACATCAACACCATAAATGTCTTCTATTTTATTAATAGAATTTTTAATGCTATCAATTGTATTCATTATTACACCTATTGAATCAAATTTTTTATTGTTTTAAACATTGCGCGTGCGTGTTTTACACTTTCAAACGTTACCCAGCAAGCGTTAACGCCGCGCGTTTCGTCGCGTAACTTTACGTCATAACCTACGCCACCGTTATGAAACAAAGATAATTCAAAATCATCGTTAGTAATAACATCACCGTACCCACACATAAAAGCGTAAACGGTACAACCGCCGCCGTTTTTTAAATTAAATTTTTTCATTATTGCATCTCACGAATTGAAAATTTATAGCTAGACTTGTCTAGTTTGTATTCTTTAACGTTTGCATAACGCGCCGTCAACCGTAACCGGCCTTGAACGCGATATAAGTCTTTAAATAGTGCTATAGCTTGATTAAAATTATTAGATTCAATTCTATAATTGAACAATTCATCATCATTAATTAAATATGTTTTCATATTATTACTTCCAACTATCGACGTAAATTTTTACGCCTTTAATGATGATATAGAGACACGCTACATTAGAAAAGCAAGACGCATAAACGCGATAATCTCTATTTCCAACTAACGCTTTTTTGCCAGTGTTTAGTTTACGACCGTAACCCGTCGCTGTTTGCATTAGTCCGCGCGTGTGATACCACATAGGGGCGTCAATAAATTCTAGATATATTGTTTTCATTAGCTGTCTACCCCATATTCAATTGCAAACAGGGGCCGGCGCGTTGAACGTTCAACAATAACAATATTGTACTGGTCATCATCAATTGCACATTTACCCGCGCTTTTTTGCGTTAGAAAACCATTATCGCGAAAATATTTCAATAACTTGCGCGTGGTCCAGTGAATTGCATCAGCATCAATATCGCCCGCGTCATACCACGCGTTCCAGGTGTAGCCGTCACATTCACGCCACGCGTCAATTGATAAAATTTTATATGTTTTCATTGTTAAGCCATTATTTTTATTTGATGCGAAATTGCATCGCATAACGCGCGAGCTGGCCACGCGCTATACGTTGAAATCTTTTACCAGTTATTAGAAAAATAATGGCCGTTAGATTGGTTAAAATCAAACATTAATTCGCGCGCGGCATTATGCCAGTCAATGCAATTATATGGCCACGCGTTAGTTTCTAAAGTTAAGTATCCACATTGTTCGGCCATATCATAGGCAAAATCGCTATCACTATCATATTGGCCCTGATACGCGTTCATGATTGAATCAAGCGGTATTTCACAATCAAGCCCTGCATCAATAATATCTTTAATGTCAGCATTGCAAGCGTTAGCATAGTAATAGACTTCTTGCATATCGATACATTCATTACAATAATTTTTATGTATGTCATCAAAATCTTGAAACATCAATTCAGGGTCAATTTCATCTTTGTGTAGTTCCTTGCAAGCATCAATAAATTGTTCCGCGTCATTGTAGTCGCTTAAGGTTAGCCACGCGCCGTCTAAATTGCCGGCGTTATATTTAGCATATGTCGAAACGTAAATTTTCATGATATTTTCTCTATAGTGTAGTTAATGTAGGCAGTCATCAAAATGGATGACTTGCAAAACAATATACAGCATTAAACAGTAAATGCAATACTTTTTATTACAAAGGGTGTTTTGTAGGTGGTGCGTAGGTGGTGCGTAGGCAGTTAAATGACACTTAGACTGCCCACGCGCGAGACAGCGCCGCTATTGGTTTGGCAAAGGGTGTAGGCAGTGTAGGCAGTCTATTTTCTATACAGAAAAAGTTATAATATATACCATAATAATAATAAGGTATATAATAATATATATATAAAAGAGCGGCAGAAAATAGACTGCCTACACTGCCTACAATCGCGCAAACCCACGCCAACACTGGGCGCAGGCGTAGGCAGTCACACTGTTTTTAATTGCCTACATATGCCTAAATGACTGCCTACACTAGCAGGGCAGATAGCAGGGCAGATAGCAGGGCAGATAGCAGGGCAGA